ATAATGCAGGTACATGCCCGACAATGGGGCGACGCGTCTGCGTGCCTGAACTCGCGGCGGTTTGGATGCGCGAGAACAACGAAACAATAAACAGTTTGCATGTGATGAACGATTGCGATCTGTTTACGTTGGAAGAAACCGCCACAGCCTGAACAGAATGTGTGCGAGACTACTAAATAAAATACATACAGTTAAGTGTATAGGTAGTAGAGTAAGCAAGACTGTTATGATTGTGTCAGCATATGCGCCTGTTATCTTTGCAATATATTTACATGTGCTTTCACGTGCTGTTGTTGACAGAGATATGACATGATTGTTGACAGGCTTTTGACATGTGTTTGACAATCATATGACATGAACAGTTAGGTGGCGGCACCCCCCTCCCCCCTACCCCCCTCCTACCGGAATATATGTCACGGTAACTGTTTAGGTATACAGTTAGGGTATTAAGCCTGTTCTCGATCTGCGCCTAAAAATCTGAGATTTTAGAATCTCACATATTCATATTGTGGCCAGCATCATAGTTACATAAGGATGTTGGAGCGCGTGAAGAGCTTTTTTGAAAAACCGCCCAAGCACAATTTGAAGATTGGCGACTTAGTGACATGCACGTGCCATGGCGGTGTGGCTATTGTTGTGGAGCTATATGACCACCCAACCAAAGTGGAGTACCCAAAGATGAACATGGCGAGAATATGGTGGATTAGTCCGTCGTATAAGGACCAGGAGCGCTCGTGGCTGCACACAATTGGCAGATTAAACAAGTACGGAGACCATTGGCCAGAGTAATTAATATATGGGGCCGTTTGATTATGATCACTTTGTATTTGAAGTGGGGGATTTAGTTGAATTTATTGGTTATCATTATACACCAGATTATTACATGATAGAAGAGGACCAGCTATCCCTAGGCATTGTGATAGAGTTGGTCGGACTTCAGGACACATATGCGCATAATATATGGCTATACAGGGTTTATTGGTTTAAGTCCAAAAAAATAACAGAGACAGTGGCCGGCCATTTAAAATTGGTGAAGGTGGAACCAAATAAACGAACTAATTATATTGACGGGATTCAAAATGAAGATTAGTAACTTAAAACTTAAGCAAATCATTGTGGAAGAAATTACTTCATCTGATCGAAGAGAGATCAAAGATTTGATTGAGAAGGAGCTGCAAAAGCAATTGCGCAGTGTCAAAGTTAAAGATTTAATTCAGGACGAAGTTAAAAAATTATTAGCCACTAAAGAAACCAAAGCTGAGCTAGGTGAAATTTCTAAGAAAGTGCTCAAAAAACTGTATAAGGATTTATCAATCCAACATCCTTATATCATCGATCGGATCAAAGTATAATTGGTGGCTTAAGCAAGGAATCGTAGTATTAGTTATGAAACGTACAGGTATATTAATAGGTGTTTTGAGCATTGTCGGGTGTGTCGCTCTTGCAGCGTACGCGCACGAGGATGACGCGTCTAACTTTCGACATGTTCTGGTGGGCCCTTATGTGTCAATTCAGGGCCACAAATCGAGTTCGGATTATTTTCTTCCCAGCAATGTGTGCATTATTAAAGATCTAAAAACGTCAATGATCGATATAATAAATCATTGTAAAAACCAACGTAAGGGTTGGCTTAAAATTTAATTTTAATATCTCATATTTAATATGTGGGCATTAATAATAGAGTCGTGTTACAAATCGGGGATATCCTATATAATAGGTCCTCGAAAGATATTGGCTTGTTGGTAAGGCGAACCAACAATCATGCATATGAATCGTGCACGGACCCGTTTGAATTGTGGGTGTGGGAAGTGCATTGGATTCATGAACGCTCGACTCACTATACCGAAAGTGGATTAATCAACATGATCGGTTGTGGTCTTTTGGTGGTATACGCATGTATATAACTTATAGCGCCTGTATTCTTGCGTGAGTGTGTGAAAGGTGTTATGTTCTATAGGGCTCTTGGTTAAAGAATTTTTAGAAAAAAATAAAAAAAATAAAAAATTTACGTCGTGAAGAATTCAACAAAAATAGAAACCCGTGCGTGGGAACCAGGCGATTTAGTCAAAGTTGGGAAAACCCAATGGGATGGCTCCTTTCGCGAATCAATTGGCGTTGTGCTCAAGGAATTGAACAACGAGGAACAACAACGAATATTCCCGGCCGTTCTTGTTTTTGATATACAACTTTTGGAAGCCCGCGAATTTTATATATATGAATTGGATTTAATCTCCGGTAACTCGTAGTTACTTTATGAGACAATGGTTACAATCCCTAAAACGAATATACACTATATTGGTGTATTGCGCTTGGGTTATTAATATCTTCCTTCTTGTGTGGTCCTCCCTCATAAACAACTATGATTTACAAATTCTCTCTATTATTAATATGATTTTACTAAGTTTTGTGTTATTAAAGGAACCAAATTAAAAAAACTTAATAGTTATTGTAGGATGTTTCACAAAATATGCCATTTTTTGCTTACTCTTCCTTTGGTTGCTGCGTGCTATACAGATTATGGAATCGTGAAGCCGGGAGAGAAGGAATACATATATATTACCGAGACTGAAACCGTTACCGAAACCGTTACCGAAACCGTAGAGGTCGAGGTGGAAGTTCCAGTTGAGGTTGAAGTAGAGGTGCCTGTCTATATTGAGGTGGAAGTGCCTGTTTATATAGGGGATACTGCCGTAGATGATCCCGGTCTTATTTGGGTAGACTCCTTTATACAGCCAAATACAGTAGATGGCGTAGATATTTTATGGGTTATCGATACCTCTGGATCCATGTATAGATATGAAACCCAGCTTTTGTTGGGAATAGAAACAATGCTAGGAGCGCTGCCGCCAACAAGTTGGCGCTTAGCTATGATATCTAATGATCCGGCACGTGCCGTATTGGAGTCGCAATTTCCATTAGTTCCCGGCGACGATATTTTAGATGCAGAAGCAATGTACTCAGCAATGGGGCGAGGTGGCCACGAGGAAGGATTTGATGCCACATATGAATATGTCATCAATAATCCATACGCCGCCACGTGGATGCGCGCTGACGCTGGTTTATTAGTAGTTTTTGTATCCGATGAAGAAGAGCAAAGCAATGATCACTTTTTAGCAGTTTCAGATTTTGTAAGTTGGTATAGGGGCTTGCGCGGCGGTTCGGTATTTTTAGCGAGTATCGTTAATCATGACCCTTCAGTATCACTATGTGATTATTCTCCCAGCTACATGGATATAGGTTCCCGATATATGGAAGCTACCACATCGTTTGGAGGAAACATTATTGACATTTGTGCCGATGATTGGTCTCCCGGCGTAGCTGACGCTGCAGCCTCCGTAGAACCGCACGAGTCGTGGCCACTGACACACACGCCTGTTGCTGACTCAATACGCGTATTTATAAATGGCTCGGTATGGGAACCTGGCATGACAACCTGGAACTATTCAGTAACCGACAATACAGTTTATTTTACAACTGTCCCAGCCGGAAGTTCTTTGGTTGAAATTGGGTATAGATATTATCCAATCCCAGACACAGGAGTAGATACTGGTGCTTAAATTTATAGCAACGTTGTTCCTTTTGATGGGTGGGCCGGCCATCGGCGCCGATTATACGCCTGCGTTACCCATAGAGCAAATTAATTCTAAATCCCCCGTGATTGAAAGAGAGATTCGAGATGCCGCTGTGAAAATTAGCGTCCCTTTTAGTGGGGGCCATGGCAGCGGCTCATATATAAAATATAAAGATATCCATTTGGTCATAACAGCACAACATGTTGTAGATAAGAGCCTCGGAACCTCATACCTTATCTCTCACAAAGAAGAATCACATATTGGTATCTTAATCTACTCCGATCCTGTGAGTGATATAGGAATTTTATATGTTGGAAACTCTTTTGATTCGATTGAACCAATGAAGTTTGATCCCGTTAAAGAAACTTCAGAGATTGGAACGGCAATATATTATTCTGGATATCCCTCACATCACAAGTTGATGTCTTTTGTTGGAAGAGTTGCCGGTCACGAGAACAAGGAGGGCATGCCGGGCGCTAAAGAGATTATTTTGCAAACTTATGGATGGTTTGGGTGCTCGGGTTCTGTAATATATAATACAAAAGGTCAGCAAGTTGGTGTATTATATGGTGTGGATATAGAATATTATCCCGATATACAGGTACAAGAGAATATGATCTGGGTGGCACCAATTAATAGAATAAAAATAGAAAGGGCTTTAGGCGCTTTTTGTCGAGGATATCAAGGCAAAGATCCTAAAGCTTGCAAATGAAACATTTATGGAAAGAATTTCTCACCGAGAGTGAGTTAAAGACTGTGGGTATTGTTGTTTGTCTTAATGATGAGCAGCAATTTTTGATTATTAGGCGCTCAGATATTGATGATCGGGCCGGCCAGTGGACGATGCCGGGTGGTCATATAGACGATCAGGATGACTCCATTGAGGCCGGCGCCATTCGGGAGCTAGAGGAAGAGGCTAATTTAATTTGCACCCCGTCTGATCTGAAATATTTGGGAGAGCAGGGCCCTCAGAAATATTATTTTTTAACTCAAAAGTGGCATGGAAGAGTTAATGTGGACCAACCAAATCCAAAAACGGGTGATATAGAACACGATGATTACAAGTGGGCCACGATTGATGAGATAAAAGACATAGATAATACCGAAATTCCGATCTATTTATTGGAGAAAGCTATAGAGATGGTCAATAATGCTAAATGATGAACAAATTCTGTTAAAAACAGCACAATTATTGGAAAATTTCGATATTTCCGAACAAAAACCCGAAAAATTGCTTCGGGAACTCGATGAAAGCGAGTATGAAATAGTAAAAGAC